GGCGGTAGAAGCCGTAGGTTTGGTAAAGCTCAGTACAGAAACTTACTGAGACAGCAAGGAGAGATAGAAAATATAACAGCAAATAACTTTGGTAGAAACTTAGCTTATGCTCGAACTGGAGCTACACGTAAGTTTCAAGCCGCAAACGCCAGAGCTAGAGAAAAGCTAGGCATACCAGCTGCATACGGAGCTCCTGTAATGATGCCACCTACAGATAGATTGACAGGTGCGTTAAGTATTGCAAGCAGTCTTGTAGGTATAGGTAGTGGTCTTAAAACTATGGAGATCTTTTAACTAATGACATCATCATTTCAGAACGTCGTCGGTACGCCACGAGATCAAGTTCCTGATATAAGTAACACTAATTACTTAAATACAGAAGCTGACATGACTGAATCAGTCAATAAGCAGATAGATGACAACATCAAAGACACAAAACAATTCTTTGACCAAATGGTCGAACTTGAAGAGTTAGCAGCTAGTAAGCTAGATAAGCGACTCAATGCAATAGAAAGCATTATAGGTGACGTTGGTTCTATTATGAAACAGCGTAGAGCAAAGGAAGCTGAAGAAATAAGTCAAAGTCTAACTGATTCTATTATTGATACATTTGGAGCGTCAACTGAAGAGTTTAACACAGCAAGAAACGAATACCAGTTATCTGAAGCTAAGGCTAAGGGTGGTATATTTTTTGATGACATAGATCAACAAGAAAAGTTAGAGTTAGTACAGGGTATTATCTCTGAAGAGGAGCTAGATGGCCCTATTAGAAAAAATAATAAGTTCTATCTAGAACGTATAGGTGCACTTGTTGATATTATAAATAGTAACGGTACTTTAGACTCTACTACCAACGGTGAGTTTATAGAACAAGCACAAAAAGCATTACTATCTTTTGTTAGAACTGCTGCATTTAATGAGCTAGAAGCTGGTAGAGATCCTACTGATCCTAGATTTCAACGTTTATTTATTAAAGATGTAGCACCACAGCTGTTAAAAGAAATAGAAGTACAACGCAGAGGTTGGAGTGCAAACTTACGAGAAAAGGTTTTATCAGATCAAGAAAAGATACTTGACAATAGAATTATTGAAAGTGTTAAGGGTGCAAGTATACTTACCAAAGATAATGTAAAAAGTGATACCACATTCTATAAAGACTCTGGTGTTATTCATCAGGTAGCAGAAGAAAGATTTAATGGTGATAGAGCAAAGGCAACAGATTATGTCTATGATCGTATCGGACAGCTAGTCAAAGACGGTGAGATACTACCGATGGAAGCTAGAGAGATATACCAGAACTTAGAGTACTATGACCAGAATGGTAATAAGTTTGATAACTATGAAGCATATCTGGAAAAACAGACTGAGGGTACAGCTTTTGCTGCAAGAGTACAGGGTAGAATTAACAGACTATCTAAGATTATTACAGATGTAGAAAAAGAAGCTGTAAATAATCAGGATGCTCAGAACATCATAGAAGCAAATAACTTTGTAAACAAAAATGTTATACCACTCATACAGGAGAACAAGAAAAGAGGTATTATCGGACTAGAGGATCCACAGATAGGTGGCCTTATAAATGACTTTCAGCAACAGCCATTTTACATACCCGGTCAAACTGAAATACCAAAAGTATTACTAAGTGGTCTAAAAGAGACACATACAGGTGGTGCAAGAGATAAAAATGTACTCACTGCTGACAAGTATGCAGCCAAACATAGTATCGCAGATGATTTTATAGACACAATTATTACTGACGAAGAAGAATTACAAGGAGATAAAACTAGGTTTTCTAGGCTTGATAAGCGTGTAGCAGAATTAATGAAAGCTGATTATAGAGAAATGTTTAACGGGCCAGATAATAAAAACGTAGATCTTTTTGAGGTAGCTGAAGGTCGTGGAACTCAGACATATGAAGAATACAGAGATACCATACTTGATAAGTTAAAAAAGAACTATGACAAGTATGTAGCAAAAGCGAAGGAAAGAACAAAATTAACTGATGCTGGTGTAGGTGATGTAATAGCATTACGCAGAGAGCTTAAGAAAAATCCTGAGCTATTTTATAAAAAAGAAGCACTTAAGACTGAGCCAGTAGATAAGCTATTTGATTATGTTGATAGTGGTGGTAGCAGACATACTGAGCTAGAAGGATACTATAAAGCTTTACGTATTCGCGTGCCTGATGGTAAAGGTGGCTTTAGAATATTGAGTGGTACAGAAGCTATATATGATCGTGCTGCTACTTTAGGTCTATATGATCCTAAGACTAAACTAACTGATCCTTATGCTAAGATACTACAGGACTTCAAAAAAGAAAATGATATGAAGACCTTTCCTAGTGAGCAGAAAGCATTTCGTAATATGCGTACAGGAGAACAGAAAGCCTTTGCAGAATGGTTAACTATGCTATCTGAAAAACGGGGTGGTCAAAGTGCTAATCAGTTTGAATTTAATCGTAATGGTAACATCTCTATTAGGCAGAATCTAGATAATATTAATGGCCGTCAACTTGTTAAGCTAGCTAAAAGAGGATCAGATAACTTCGGTATGTATAATTTATCAACTGACATGATTCTTGACTTAGATAGACTTGGGTTAATAGATTACGATAAACCATTCAACGAAGATAGGCAAAGTTTTGCTGTCGTAAGTTTGATGAATATGAACGCTAATCGTAAATCACAGGCGATACGTGGTGCAATTACAGAAGACACAAAACAGTTTGGTGAACTTCTTAAACTTACTTTAGAAGAAATACAAGCACAAAATAAAGTATTTCCTAATTTAGAAAATAATTACTTTGCACAGTTCCAAAACCTAGACAAAGAAGTTGCTAATATACTGATTAGTGAGCTTGAGAAAGAGCGTCTAGCTAAGAAGGGTAAAGAAGGACAGGAAAGAGCAAGAAAAGATAAGTTAAGAGCTGAAGGTAAGAAGAAAGAACTAAGATCAGGTCGAATAGAACGAGAACAGGTCTTTGGTTATGGGCCCAATGATATAGAACCAACAACCATAGAGGAACTGAAACAAGTTCCAGCAGTTAAAAGAGCATTGGAGGGTAGATGAGCGACTCTTATATAGATCGTGAAAGCTTAGATCTGGCTGCTGATAAAATGGAAGAGTATCTAAAAGAACTCGAAGAGAAAGATGCTCAACAGCAAGCAGTCGAACAACAAGCTGAAGAAAAAGAAGAACAAGCATTAGCACAACAAGAGGATCCTAGAAACTCTGAAACATGGGGTGCTAAAGCTTTTATAAAAGAGGGTCAGTCCATTCTATCTGGTGGTTTACAAGATACTGCATCCTCTATCGCAACTTTTCCTGAGCGTACAGTTGACGCATTATCAGGTGAGATGCAAGAGCAACGAGAAGCAACTGGTACATATAAACCAGATTGGACACCGTTTGACTCATACGATAACCCTATAGAAACCAAAACATGGTGGGGTAAACAACTAAGAGGTCTAGTACATTTTGGATCTCTTGCCGCTGGTACAGTGCTAGCAGCAAAAGGTGCAGCAGCTACTGGAATCATAAGTATACCAGCTGGACTTGTAGCACTAACGAAAGCTAACGCCATAAGAGGTTTGGCTGTTGGAGCTGCGTCTGACCTTATATCTAAAGAGTCAGATGAACAGAACGCACTAGGAGCGTTACGTGACAGATACGGTTGGGCTGACACAATTATATCTACAAAAGATACTGACTCTCCTGTTACAATGAAAGTAAAAAACATTGTAGAAGGTATGGGCATAGGACTATTCTTTGATGGTATGGCGTATGCACTCAAAAAAGGCAGCACTCAAGTTGTAGATCAGATTGCAAAACGTAACAAAAGTATCAAAGACCAGACAGTAGAAGCTGGTGTAGCACAGCTCCGTAAAGGAGAAGCTGAGTTTAGAGCTGACAAAAATGCACCACTAGCTGAACCACACCAAGGGGCACACCCATCCGAGGTTGATCCACAAGTAGCTCGTGAACAGCTATCTAGAACTCGTAAAGAGTGGGGTCAAGAAGAAGGTGCTACTGGCTCGGTAACTAGACCACTAGAACGTGAGCGTATTGCACAAGAAGGTGCTACAGATGATGCGACAGTAGAACGCATTATGAAAACACTGATGAGTAGTGACAAGTTTGCAAAAGAACTAGAAAAAGCAAAAGGTAACAGAGCAACTCTTGCCGCTACATTTAGAGAATCTATTGAGGGTCATCAACGTATTACTCAGGGTAGAAATGCTGTTGATATGTCACCACAAGAATATCTAAAAGAGCTGTTTGAAACTAACGATGTAGTAGATGGTCAAGAAATATGGACATCCAAGAACGTAGTTATAGCTGACTTGGTTATAGGTTCTTTGATGAAACAGCTTAGAGATACAGGTATAGCTGCACGTGAAATATCTGATTTAGTTGATATTACAGATGTAGATGGGCCAGCTAAACAGATTGTAGATACTATGCTTACTGCATTATATCAAACAAAGAAAGCTAGATTTGTTAAGTCTGACTCATTTAGAGCACTAGCAGCCGGTAAGAAAACAAAGAAAACTATAGACGAAGCAGTACAAGCTGACATAGCTGATGCAAAAGAGTCTATTATGTCTATACTTAAAATCTCTAAAGATAATGCAGATGATGATATGGTCAATGCAATCATCGAAGCGTTCTCTATTATGGATGACGTAAATACATTAGAAGATTTTGACCAGTGGGCAAGAACAGTTATCAAAGGTGGTAAACTAAACAGAAACGATATTGACCGTACAGGAGCCCTTATAAGAGAGCTTGAGGGTGTTATGACCAATAGTGTCCTAAGTGGCCCTAAGACTCCTGTAAGAGCGATTATGGGTACATCTGCGGCTACATTCTTAAGACCGTTATCTACAGCTCTTGGTGCTGTTGTACGATATCCATTCGATGGTGACGCAGCTACACTACGATCCAGCCTAGCAGCGGTCAATGGTATGATAGAAGCTATACCAGAATCCTTTACATTATTTAGAACTAAACTAAATTCATATTGGAAAGGTGATCTAGCTACAATCAAAACTAGATACTCTGAGTTTAGTCGTGGCGATCAAAACTGGGAACTTATACGTAGATGGGCAGAAGATAGTGGTAGAGCTACAGCTGGAGATACAGCTGCATTTCGTCTTGCTAACATAGCACGTAACTTAAATGATAGTAACTTTCTGACATACTCTACAAAGATTATGGCAGCAACTGACGATGCTTTTGCATATATTCTTGGCCGTGCTAAGATGCGTGAGAAAGCTATGCGTAGAGTTATGGAGCTACAAGGCAATGGCATACAGACACCACAGATTAATAAAAAGTTGATGCAGGCATACGAAGATGATTTTTATTCACAAGTATTTGACTCTGCTGGTAATATATCAGACGAAGCTACTGCGTTTGCACGTAAAGAAGTTACACTTACACAAGAACTTACAGGCTTTGCAAAAGGTCTAAACGATGTATTTACAGCTACACCACTAGCTAAACCTTTCTTTTTGTTTGCTAGAACTGGTGTAAACGGTCTTGCATTGACGGGTAAGTATACACCCGGTTTTAACTTCTTAGTCAAAGAGTTTAACGACATTGCATTTGCTAATCCTAATAACTTAGAGTCTGTATCTAAGTATGGTATATTTACGCCAGAAGAGTTAGCTAACGCAAAGGCTTTACAAACAGGCCGATTAGCTATAGGATCTGCTGTAACATTTATGGCAGCTATGGCATGGATGCGTGGTGATCTTAATGGCAACGGCCCAGTAGATAGATCAAAAAGACAGATGTGGATAGATGGTAAGTGGGAGCCAAGAACAATAAAGCTAGGTGCTGTACGTGTTGGTTACGATAACTTTGAACCATTTAACCTAATTATGTCTACAATTGCTGACGTAGGTGATGCAAGTGAACTTATGGGTGAAGAGTGGACAGAATCAGAACTACAAAAAATCTCATTAGTTATTGCACAAGCTGTTACAAGTAAGTCATACTTAGCTGGTATACAGTCATTTGTTGACTTATTCGCCGGTCGCCCCGGTCAGTTTGACAGAATCGTAGCTGGACTAGGTAACAACATTGTACCTCTTGCTGGTTTACGTAACGAAATGGGTAGATTGTTTACACCATACATGCGTGAAATTGGATCAGGTATCGACCAGTCTATACGTAACCGTAACTTAATTACAGAGCGTTTAGCTGGAAACAACCAGTTACCTATTAAGTATGATATGCTAAACGGTAAACCTTTAAAAGATTGGGACTTCTTGACTAGAGCTTACAATGCTGTTAGTCCTATTAGCCTCAGCTTAGATCAAAGTCCCGGTAGAAACTTCTTGTTTAATAGTGGTTATGATTTACGCATGTCTACATACTATGCACCTGATAGCACAAATTTAACTGACAACCCAAGGGTTAGATCTGAGTTTCAAAGGCTTATAGGTGAGCAAAACTTAGAACGTGAGCTAGACAAACTAGCAGTCGATCCTAAGATTTTAGCATCTATGGAGCAGATGTATGCTGATATCAGAGCTGGTAAACGTGCTCAGTACGATGCCAGAGATTACTACCATAATATAATTATAGATAGATTATTTCAACGGGCACGTCGCAGAGCGTGGGCACAGTTAACATCTAACCAAGAAGCTATGGAGCTAATGGAAGAAGAAAGACTCAAGAGAGTTAGAAAACTGAAAAAGAAAAGAGAAACCCGTAACATCCTCAATATACCTAAATAAATGGCAACAACATTCATAGAATATAATGCCCCTGCTACCTACCAGTTTTCGTTCCCTTCTATACAAGAATCAGATATAAAAGTGTCTGTAGATGGTGATACAAAGACAAGCGGTAATCATTATAATATTACAGGCTACACTACTACAGGTGGTGGTACTGTAGTTTTTACATCAGGCAACGTGCCAAGCAGTGGTG